GTACCAGCCAACCGGCTGGAAGCGACGCAGGCTGTCGGTCACAGGACCGAACACCACCGACGGGTCAGCCCCGTACATGGTGGAGTAAGCCTTCGCCATCGCCTGCTGGCCGATGATAACGCTGCCGTAGGCATCGTTGGTGGTCGAACCACCGTCGGCAACCAGGAGGGCACGGGGGGTTTCGATCATCGTAACGCCGTCAAACGTCCCGATAACACCCTTCCGAACCTTGTCAGCTTCCTGACGGATCTGGAACGAACGCAGGTCGGCTACACCGGTCTGCCCGATGAAGTCGTAAGCCACATCCGGGTGACAGAATCCGACGTAGTAGCCGTCGTTGAAGGTTGGAACAGCAGCGGTGCGAAGCGCCGCGACTTCCTCCCTGACAGCCGACGATGTGAAGTTGTTGCTGGTGAGCAACGCTCCACGACTTGACTGCCCGACATGTGTGACATTGCTGCCGGCGTAGAGCAGGTCTGCGACGACCTGATCCAGAGAATCGGCTGCGTTGTATCCGACGATGTTCGCCGCGTCGGAATCGACGTTGAAAAACGACTGGCCTCGAAGGGCAGCCGTCGTCACCACAGCGTTGCCGTACTCTGCGAGAGACACCGTGACGGTGCTGTCGGAGAGGGCAACTGCGGTGACATCTGAAGTCTCGGTGAGCGCCGTTTTGGCCTGCGAAAGATCAGCGTAAATAGTGAACGTCACCCCGGACCCGCGATGGGTCTGACGGGTGGCCTTCACCGTCGCGTAGTTCTCATGCAGGGTGTTAGCCCTGAGAGCGAAATACGCTAGCTGTTCAAACGCTACCTGGTCGGACGCGACCGATGACTTTTGCGTGTAAGCCATCTTGTTTGTTTGTCCTTAGGGAACAGGAGGCCCCTAATCTTGAACGTCGAACTCGTATCCGTGAGAACGCATCAAAGCCTTTAGTTCGACTTCGCTGGTCGTGGCACGAATCTGCTCGTTCAGGTCCGGTGGAATCACCGGCTGTGCCTGAACCCCCGCATCAGCGATTCTCTGCTGGGCCGCTAGCTCCTGGTGGAGTGTGACCGCCTCACCCGTACCGGGTGCTGCAACCACTTCTGGCGTCCCAAACTGCTGGGCTTGCCCACCTTCGGTGAGAAACCCTGCTTCGACCGCTGCGGCCCGGATTGACTCCGGGTCGGTTTCACCGTCGTACCCCTTTACGAAGTATGCCTGGCGAGTGTCATTCGGGTTGATTCCTGCCGACCGGAACGCTTCTGTCCGCTCGAACCCTTGGATCTTGGCGTTTGCTTCGGCCAGTTGGCTTTCCGCTGTGTTCGCCTTGTCTTCAAGAGTTCGCCGCCAGTTGCGTTTCGGCTGACCGTCCTCATCTAGTTCAACGACTTCGGATTCGGTTGCCTCAGCCATCTATGTCCGCTCCCTTCGGGTTCACACCAACCCGGGAGGCGGGCTGGTGGCCGAGACACAGATAGCTCTCACTCGTAGGCGGCCAGATGCGTCTACGATAACCATAGCAGACGATTTGGATGTGGGGTCAGGTGGCTGTTCCTAGCCCGGTGTAGCCGCCTCCGGTCATCGCCGGGCCGCCTCTTTGGGCGAACGCTGCGAGGCGTCGCTGACGGCGGGCTTCGATGCGTTTCGCTGCCTGCGGATCGGTGCCAAACTCGCCGCCGACGAGTTCTTCGGGGGTGATGTCACCATTGAGCCGTTCGGACGCGGTTTCCTCAGCCAGCGTGGACGGCGCTATTGTCTGGAACCCCCGACGAGCCGCTGTTTCAGTAACCCCTGCCGCACGCAGACGTTCAGCGGTTTGACGGGAAACAGAACCGAACCCAGTTTCGACGGCTATCCCACCGATCCGGGCCGCTCCTATCTTTTCCCGTTCTTCAAAGATGTTTGTGGCTCTCTCCGGGTCCAAATAATAGGCAGTCAAATCACCGTCTGTGATCTCAGGATAGTACGTCGCTAGTTCCTTCCTGACCTCGGAGGTCATCCGGGTTGTCGCCTCGACGGCCAGGGCGACACGCTGGTTGAACTCGTTGATGGACACATCGCCGCCGATCAGCGCACCGAAATCGGAGGGTTCGTCGTAGAACCCCGGGTCGATGTCAGCAGCGTTCATTATCTCGATGTAGCCGCGTTCCATTTCGATGTAGGTGGCTTCGCTGATGGCCCGTCCGGCTTCGGACAGGGCGGCCATGCCGGGGAACCGGTCTTTGTACGGGTCTGATTGTCGGACGCGTGCCCACACGGCAGCCGCACCCGCGGCATCGCCCCCGGCGGCCAACCACAGGTTGATGAGGTCGAGGTCCGGGTCGTCTAAGAGTTCTCCTAGCCCGTAGTCTTCGAGGACGTTGCGAACAATGTCGGTGGCGCTTTGTAGTTCCGTGCCAGTAGGCCCACCGTCGGTTGACCCACCACCAATGGTGGTGACAGCCCCGGTGTCCCGGTTTACGATTTCGGTCTTGCCGCTGTCGAGGAACGCTTTGATGTCGCTGTGGGTAAGGTTCCCCTGAGCGTCCCGGCCTGAAAGCAGCACCGCTTCTTCATTGGTGATCCCGTAGGTTTCTGCGATGCGGGCTGGTGTGACCCGGTAGGCGAGAATGTTGGCCCGGATTTCTTCGACCATCCCCCAGTCATTGTCGCCGGCTTGCTGGATGGCGTTGATCCAACCGTTGACCTCGTTGACGGTGAGGTTGCCTTCCCCGCCGGGGAGGTCACCGAACGTGGCAGCCAGTTCAATGGTTTGGGCAAGAACCTCATAAGGGGACATGCCTGGGGAGGGTGCTGCGGCACGGGCTAGTTCTGCGAGTCCTTCGGTGCCGCCACCGGCCGGAACGTCCACATAGCCTGCCGTCTGAGCGGCAGCCAGATTGGCTTCTATGGAGGCATCTATGTCAAACTCGGGGGCGGTTCCCATGTTGAAAGTAGCGTCCACGCCAACCTGGCCGACAACGCCGCTGCCTGACAGCCCCAACGCCTTGACATGCTCACCCATCCCGGCGATGTCCTCACCGGTTATGCCGTATTTGTCGGCAACCGCCTGCCGGTCGTACAGGAACGTGGAGGCAAGCGACAATGCTTTAGCCCGGTCTTCCAACTCCGCACGATCCATGCCCGCGGCATCCGTGGCGATGTGAGGGTCCGTCATCGGGTCACCAATACGTTCCCCAGTCACCGGGTCGAACATGCCTTCCGGGCCGCCACCAACCATCGTGTCACCAGGACCGGCGACCTGCATACTGACGACACCAGTCCAGTCGCCGCCCTCAGTCTGACCAACCCGCGTGCCAGTAAACGGGTCTTTCCAAGCCCCGCCGTGAGAAGCCAAATACCCCGGGTGGAACTCGGCCCCGGCGACAGCTAGGTCAACCAGTTCCTCCGGGTCGGCAGAAGTCTGCCCCTTGAAAATCGGAGCGAACGTCGCGCCGCTCGCATCAACAGCCATCAGCCCAACCCCCCGAACTTCCTAGCAATAAAATCAGCGAACGACTGGGCCGCCGTTTTCGCCGTGTCGGTCTGCTCCCACAACGGACGAGTCAACTCGCTGGTGCGGATGTATTCGCCGGTTTCTGAAAGGGTCATCGCCCGACGTTCACCGTCACCGGCCACATAGTCGATGATCGGCGTGTATTTCGGATCGTTCACAAAGTCGATGGCCGTAGATGGCATTTCAAGCATCCCGGCGATCTTCTGAGCGTAAGGGCTGAACAGTTGCCGGGTGTTGTAACCCCGGTCGATCTTGTCAGCCAATGTCGGAAAGTTCATCTTGGCGTCTTCCTTGAAGTCTTCTTCCAGAACATCCAAGGATTCTTCCCCGAGGTAAATCTTGCGCGCCCAATCTTCAACGATGTCATCCTCGTAGGTCAGCATGTATTGGTCGATCAGACTGCGGATCGAAGTCATGTTCGCCCCGATCTGACCGGTTTCAGCGGCACCCGGGTCCCAATGGGATTCGGCCAGCAGGTTCCGTCGGATTTCCGTGTCGTCCCAGCCTTGGACAATGGCGTCCGTGGCAAGCTGCCGTAACCGTTCTTCGCTGATCGTCATACGGAGCGTGCCAGCTTCGGTTCGTAGAAGATCCATTTGGGCTTCCAGTTGCACTTCTGCGGCAGCCCGGTCTGATGCAAGCAGCATGTCCCACGCCCGTTTCGTCGGGGCCGTGGTACGCCACCAGGACTGGTCTTCCCCCGTGCCTTCGTAGGCGAGCAGGAAGTCCATAAGCTCTTGGCCCAGCCCGAACTCGTCAAGGTCGTAGCCGTAACCTTCAAGTTTTTGGAGGCGTTCCAATGTTTTCTTGAAGTCCACATCGGGGGCGTTCAGGCGGCTTTCCAAACGCTCCCTTGTCCATTCTTCGTGGGCGGCGAGCAGGAGGATCGGGCCGACCTGCGGGTGGGAGAGGAACGACCCGTAGTAGCCGAACTCGTTGGCGTATTCTGAGAGAACCGCCGAACCCAGCAGGGTTGTTGATTCTTCCTCCAAGGGCTGACCGCCGTCACCGCCCGGGGGGTCTAAACCCGAAGGCTCCAAAGAGGCGAACAACCCCCTGAGGGTGTCTATCGAATACTCGCCAGCCTTGATGCCAGCCACCGCTGCGGTCACCTGAACGGGAGACAGGTCGGGGAACTCTTTGAGAACAGCGTTGGTTATAAAATCGGCGTCGAAAGTCTCAAGCGGTTGGGCCGGTGCAGTCCCCGGCAACATACCCCGGCTGACTACTTCTTCGAACGTGGCAAAGCCCCCGGCTATTGTCCCCGCCCAAATACGGGCCTGCATCTGGGTGATGGGCTGACCGGCTTCTGCGAATATCTCCGACAACTGCGACGCTATGTGTTCACGGTCCATAATCGTGACCGCCGCATCCGTTCCAGCCATGATGACTACCTGCCCGCCACTATCGACATGAAGTTCCGTAACACACCTGACATGTCCTGAGTCCTCGCTTCCACCGGAGCGCCCCGCCGCAACTCTGCCCGCGCATCAGAAGCCCCCGGCCTGTGAACACCTGAAGCTTCCAAGCCGCGAACCAAGTTTAGAACCATCGTCTTTTCCTGGTCGCTGGGGGCACGACCGAACACGGTTTGCGCTGCGTTGTCAGCCATGCTGTTGATCTGGTCTTTGGTGAGCCGCATTTCGCCGTCTGCGGTTGTGTCTGTGGACGGGGTGTTGCCGAGGTTGGTGAAGTCCACGGACAGGGAGGCCATTACGTCCTCCATAGTCCCCTCCATCAAGGTTTGATGCAGGTTCCCTTCCCAGCGGATCGGGGACGAGTTCGACTGTCCGACAAGCTCGTTGACGGCACTGTGGAACGCTCTTTCGCTAGCGCCACGGTTGTCCAACGCTTCGACGGTGGCCCCCTGCCCGTACCATCCGTTAGCGAACAGCGCCTCGTTCAACTCCCGGTAGGTTTCGGGGGAGTGCTTCATCAGCATCTCGCGAACGTCGTACAGGTCGCTCAGGGTCCGGTTCTGACCGCCGCTGTCGCGGAGTTCTGTGTCACCGACGAAATCGGTGTTGTTGAGAATCCAGTATTCCCTGTCGGTCCATTCTTTTTCCGGCTCGCCGTGAATGTCTTTGGCTTCTGCGATCCATGTCGCAAGCGCCGTGTCGCTTCGGGCGTTGACAATGTTGTCAACAATCGTTTTCGGGTACACCGAATAGAGCCATTCGAGAGTCCCGTCGTTGGTGATCTCCTGTATGAAGCTTGGTGTCGCCATCTTTGATCCCTACCGGATTTTTTCTTGCTGATCTTTCGGCCATGTCTCCGAAGTCAGCATGTCGAACTCGAACCAACGCTCATGGATGTCACGGAACGTCGGGTTAGAAGCCAGCATGTCC